CCTTTTCTAAGTTCAGCTACTGCTTCATTTATAGATGTTTTTTCTTCAGTATAAACTTCTAATTGTTCTTTAACATTATCTCTTTTAGTTTCTATTAATACTATGCGAGCTTCAATATTACCTTCTTTATTTGCTGTGTCTTGGTAAGCAGCAGATAGAAATCCATATATGCCCATTGAAGTAATTAATATTAATATGATACATGCAATAGATAAATAAGCTTTAAGTAAAAATGGTAAGGTTTTTCTGTATTGGTAAAGTAAAGATGCTATCACTAATTTAGCTACCTCTAGTGAGGTTGCCATTATAATAACGGCAAAAGCTGCTCCCGCAAATAATTTTGATAAACCACTAATTGAATAAAATGCTGCAGAGGCAGAGACTGATAGTGCAGAAAGAGCTATCAAAAAAGGAAATATTCTTTCTTGAATTTTTTTAAACATATTAAATTAAATTATATCTTTGGATTCTAATAAAGTATACGAAAAGGAGTTACCCCATATATCTTTTGCCTTATTACATATATCCATAAATTCATTAAAATCTTCTACTTTTTTAAATACTTGACACCCTGCAGACCATTTATTTACATAGTATGATTCAGTATAAGGATTAGACCTATGAATGTTAATTCCAAAAATTCCTTCCATTATAGTACCTTCATCAAGATCATAGACATCATCTTTATCATTATCCCTATAAACTTTTACAGGTTTTTGTTGGCGTAAAGCTTCATATTTAAAATGATTTCCAACTTTATGAGAACCTCTATATTGTCCTGGTACTAATATAGCACATCCATTTTTATTCATAGGATGTTCCATCCAATATTGTCCTGGGTCTGTTGTGGCTTGCCAACAATGGAATTTCCATTCTCCATCTACTTTATAAGAGATAGTTAAACAATCATCAAAATGGTTTGTTACTTGTTCTTCAGTTTCAGAATTTCTAACTCCTACAATGTTTACATCATATCCTTTATTATTAGAATCTTTAAACCATTTGTATCCTTTAGCTTTAACTGTAGATTCTATTTGTTCTTTTGTATAACAATTTTTCATTGGTTATTATTTTTTTCCAAATACTTTACCTGCTTCTGATATTCCAAAACTACCTAGGGTTACTATTAAGAATGAATTGTAAATAAATTCTTGGACTTCTAAATCATGCCCAAAAAACCCAGATATAATATCTACAAGCATAGTTATTACCATTATTGCAAAGGAAATAAATCCAATTACATTTTTTTCATCAATGTCGTTTTCATCTTTGAAAATATCTATAAATGCCATAATTTTTTGTTTTATATAAGTTATTATTTTCATGATAAAACTATTTTGGCAAAACGTGTTTATTATAAATATTATTTTTGTAAAGAAATACATATCCCTTTACACTAGTAGGTATCTTGCCATTAGAATTTGATTTTTTTCTTAATACCTGCTGGATTCCTGTAGTGTTAGTAACTCCTATATAATCTGCAACTCTTTGTTGGTTTGGGAGTTCTATTATAAAATTATCTTCTAAATCATATACTAAAATAGGGCAACGGGGAGCATTTTTTACTTTTTCTTTAAATTCTTTAGTATGTTGCCATTTTTTTCTATTTTTACCAAAATCTTTAGGTTTTGGTTTACTATTTGCTTCACCTATTAAACGTTTAGATTCTTCGGTGTGGGAAGAACATCCACTTCCACCTCTATTTTCATTTAAACCTGTTTTAAAACTTTGAAAACTATTAATCCAATAACGTTCTCGTTTACGAAGAATGCTATTTGAGTCTCTATAATCTAAATTAGAAATATTAATTTCTTCTATGACTTCAAATGAATGAGAATCCCCACCGTACTTGGTAAGGGATTCTCTTAATTTAATATTTCCTTTAAATTGGAGATTTTTATGTTGGGTAAGTCTTTTTTCTATATTTTTAGAATAACCTATATAAACTTCTCCTTTGGGGTTTGTAATTTTATAAATTCCTACCATAATGTTTTTGGTTATAAATATATAGAAGGAGAGGAAGGCACCGCCTACCCGTCACAAGATACGCAGTCCGCAACTCTTGAACCTAAATCCCCTTTAATAACTGAATCGGTTCTTAAATAATAAAGTGTTTTAATTCCAAGCTTCCAAGATTCCATATGTACTTGATTTATCCAACGAGGGGAATCAGTAGGGTCAAAACATAAATTTAAAGATTGTGTTTGATCTATATATTTTTGTCTAATTGCTGCTTGTTGTACTAAACCTAATTGATTAATTTCTGAAAATGTTAAAAATACTTCTTTATCTTCTTCAGATAATACTTCTGATGGAAGATTTTGTACTGAACCATTATCTGCTAAAATTTGATCCCAGATTTTTTCAGTATCATTTCCACTTTCTTTTAATCTTTTAACTAATTCTTTATTTTTAACAATAAAAGTACCTTTTGCTCCATTAAAAGTGTAAATATTGGCTGGTTGAGGTTCGATTCCTGCTGAACAGCTATTAATTCTAGAATTAGATACTGTAGGTGCTATTGCTAATAAATGGGTATTTCTCATTCCTGTGCCTCTACACCATAAAGGTTCTCCATATTCTTCTGCTAATTTACGAGAAGCTTCTTCTGCTTTTAATTTTATTTGGGAAAATATTGTATGGGTCCAAGCAGTAGAAGAAATAGAATTAAATGGTAAATCTTTTTGTTGTAAAAATGTATGCCATCCCATTACACCTAAGCCTAATGCTCTTCCTTTTTTAGCATGTCTATAAGTACGTTTCATAGCTTCTTTACCTTCTGTTTTATCTATAAACTCTTGCATTACACCATCTAAAAAGTATATAGCAGTTTCTACAACATCAGTATTTTTCCATTCATCATACTTAGCTAAATTTAAAGATGATAAACAACATATAAAACTATGTTCTTCATCTGTATGTAGTGTAATTTCAGAACAAATATTAGTCATTGATACATCTAAATTATTCATTAGATAAGCCATTGGGTTATCCTTATTAATGTTGTCTTTAAACATTAAATAAGGTTCACCTGTTTCAACTCTTGATTTTAAAATTGTTAACCATAAATCCATAGCTTCTTGATCTCTGTCATTTAACTTTCTCATAAAAGCATCATCTACAACTACACATTGGTGTAAATTCAAACATTGTCTATTTGGATCACCTTTTGGTCTTCTAATTTGTAAAAATTCATTAATATCAGGGTGATTAATGTCTAAATTAACACTAGCTGCCCCTCTTCGTACACTACCCTGATTAGTAGCTATTATAGTTGAATCATAAATTTTAGCCCATGGAACTATTCCTTCTGATTTTCCATTTCCTTTTATAGGTGCACCTCTTTCTCTAATTCTTGATAAAGAAATTCCAACACCTCCTCCTAAAGAAGTTAAACGCATTAACTCTGCATTTGTTAAACCTATACCTCTAATAGAATCTGGTGTATCAATTCCAAAACATGAAATTGGCAATCCTCTATCTGTTCCTGTATTTGATAAAACAGGTGAAGCTAAACCTATCCAACCATTCCAAATGTATTTAAAAAATTTACTTTCTAAATCTGGTCTGTTTAATCTCATAGCTATAGCATGAGCTACTCTTCTATAAGCTTTTTTAGGTGTTTCACCTGGAAGTAAATAACCTTTTGAAATTGTAGATAAAGCTACTTCATCTAAAAATTCAGGGTAATCTTTACCCTTTTCCCATTGTTTGTAATCTGCAACTAAATTATTATCCATATTTTAAAATATTGAAGCTGTATCCCATTCGATATGTCCTTTACTATAGTTAGTCACCCTTGAAGCAAAGAAATCTGTATGTTGTTTTCCTGCACTTAAAGCATCAAACCATTTCATTTCATTTACTGCTGTCATATCTACATCAGTTATAATTGGTGGATATCCTAAATCCCCTAATTTTGTGTTAACTCTATTTTTTATAAAATTAGTTAAATTATATTTAGAACATCCCTCTAAATCACCAAGTTCATAAACTTTATTAATAAAATCAAGTTCTAGTTTAAGAGAAAGTAAAGCTGCTTCATTTATTGATGCTTCTAATTCTTGAGTTTTTAATTCTGGGTTTTCTCTTAGTAAAGTTCTAAATAACCAACACCCAGCTTCTGAATGGAGAGATTCATCCCTAATTGACCATTCTACTATTTGTCCTACTCCTTTAAGTTTATTTCTCATTTTAAATGAAAGTAAAACAGCAAAAGAAGAAAATAAATTTACACCCTCTGTAAATGCAGAAAATATAGCTAAAGATTTTGCTCTTTCATGCCAATTAATTTCTCCATCAAAACTGTCTCTAATACTCATTAGATTTTCAATTTTAGCCATAGTAGTTTCATCTTCTAAAAATTCACTAAAATCATCTAACCCCAATTCTTCATTAAGTAAAGAATATGCCTCAGCATGTATTGTTTCAAATGCTCCAAATGTAGTAGCCATCATTATTATTTCAGGTTTTCGAAACCATTTTGTCACTAATCCTGACCAATAGTCATTTACTACTGTTTCAGTTTGTGCGAATCCTTTTAAGATGGATCCTATAATGTTTTTTTCTGTTTTTGATAGATTTTGTTTCCAATCATTTATATCTGACATCATTGGAACTTCTGTGTGTAACCAATGTGCTTGTTGTTGTTTTAACCAATAGTCAGCTGCTGTCTGATATTCGAAAGGTTTATATACTATTCTTTCCTGAAGTAATCTTGAGTTTACCATAAAAAATAGGGGTTTTAAGGGTTAATATTAAAAAAATCATTCGTAACGGGTTGTTGTGCAACATACCCTTTGTCATATCCGTTGAAATTTCCAGTTGAAAGAGATTCAGTTTGTAAATTGGATACAAGCTCGTCATCTTCATTATAATCATGAACTTCAAAATGACCTGTTGATGTATCTGCTTTTACTCCAAATGTTAAACCATCCATTCCGTATCTGTTTTTCATTACGTGAAACCTTCCGGTGCCATTAATTTTATCCTTTGATTTTCTGGATAATGAGAGGCAAAAATCAGTTATCATAATTTTATCATAACTTCCAGCTGCTTTATCTCCTTCAATAACATCGTCTTTTGCACCTGCGCGATTTACTTGTGAAACTGACCAAATTGGTACTTTTAATTCTCTAGCAAGTCCTTTTGTGCTTGTATAAATATCATCTATTTCTCCCTTACGGTCTGTAGTTCGCTTTTTTGTTGAAAGAAGATCAACATAATCAATTAAAATTAAATCTGGTTTTATATCTAGATCTATACATTTTCTTATATGAGATTCTACTGTATGGATAGTAGCTTTACCTGTTGGAAATTCTTTAATAACTAATTTTCCAGGTAGTTCTGGGACTATTTCTTGTACTTTAGTTTTATTTTGCATTATGCGATTTACTGGGATTTTAGTGAAAAAAGCATCATATCTTCTACCAACATAATCTTCTCCTAATTCTAATGTATAATGTAAAACGTTATAACCCATTCTAACAGCATAACCCCCTAAAGCAATTAATGACCAAGATTTACCACCTCCAGGATTACCAAATATTAAACCAAAATCTCCTTGACCTAATCCTCCTTGTAATAATTTGTTTATATCTTCCCAAGGTGTTGCAATTGGTACTCTATTATCTTCTCTATATCTGGTTTCAATGTCTAAATTATATTCGTGTCCTATGTTCTTATCATTTCCTGCTTTTAGGGCATTTTCAACCATAAGTTTAATAGAATCATAATCTCCAGCTTTTAATAAATCTACTGAGGATAATAATGCTTTTTTAAGTTGTTGGTTTTTACAAAATGCTGAAAATTCTTCTTGAACATATTCTAAATCTTCATCTGAAGCTATGTATGCTTCTCTTAATTGTTCTTTAATTGATAATTGTAATACTTCGTTTTCTACTTTTTTTACTTCAACTTTAAGTATATCTAGTGAAGGTGTAGTGTGGTATTTGTCATAATATTTTAGAATTTCTTTTATAATCCACCTATGTGCTTGATTATTGAAATCTTCCTCGTTTAAAATATCATATATGTTTGTTAAAAATTCTTTATGTGTTAATAAAGAAGATAAAACTTTAATTTGAAATTCTTTTCCGTATTCGTTAATCGATTTTAATGTCATGTAACCTATTTATTTATAACTAATTTTTCAAAATTTTCATTTAGCCAATAATCTAAATTTCTAATCATCCCCCCCAACTTATCTTCATTATATAAGGCAATGAATTGATCAGGAATATACGTTAAATCTTTAGATTTGACAACTTCATCTAAATATTTTTTATCATTTTCTCCAATCATTGGATTTGATAAATCCATTACTTTGTAATTTTTTTCTAAATCATCCACACCTTGTATAATACGAGCATATACAACATGATCTTTGAATTTTTTCTCGCATATTTCAAATATATCATCAAATGATAATTTACGTTCTGTTAATTCAGGAAATTTTTTAAATATTCCTTTTTCACCTAATCCTTTAACTCCTTTAATTTTGTCTGAATTATCCCCTAATAAAGTTTTATATAAAATAAAATTTTGAGCAGGCATATTATACTTTTCTTTCATAAAATCTTCAGTATAATATTTTTTTTCCATAGGTCTGTAGACTATAACATTTTTGTTTACTAACTGTAAAAAATCTTTATCACTGGATACTATGAATATTTTGTCATCTTGGTGATTTGGTAATTTATTACACAGATATGCTATAATATCATCTGCCTCTACCTTATCTAAAATTAAAGTTTTAACTGGGAGAGTTTTTAGGTATTGAATTACTCTTACTATTTGATCTACTTTAGAATCATGTTCATCTGCTAAACTATCAAATACTTCCCAATTTGTAACTCTTTGTTCATTCCTACCTGATTTATATTCAGGTAGTAAATTTTTTCTACTTGTAGTAGAAGCTGCCCCATCAAATACAACATATACTTTATCTGGTTGTGTTTGGCGAATCATTGCTCCTAATGAACGAAAAAACCCACCTAAACCTCCTATGTGAATGCCATCTGGATTAACCATATTCATCATAGCAAAGTTTCTAAAAAATAAATTTAAACCATCAATCAGTAATGTTCTTGTACCTTCAGATGAGCTGGTATCATTCTCCTTAGTATCATTAAGAAGTTTAAGTAAGTTTTTCTTATCCATAATATTCTATTCTGGTTCTTCTACATAAGAGGTAACATCATTGTATGCTTGTTCCTCTTCTACTATTTGAAAATCAGTACCGCCTAAAATGTCTTTCCAAGCTTTAGAATTTTCATCTTTGTAAGATTTTAATTCTTTATCATTATCATTAATAAACCCATGAGGTGTCATTACAATTTTACCTCTTGTAGTAACTCCATTAATATGATTTTTATCAATCTGTAGATTAACTCGTTTAGCAAATTCTACTTGTTTACCATCTTTGATTGCTTTAATTTTAGATGTGCCAGCATTTGAAATATTACCAAATGTAACTACAAATGTTGAATCAAACCACATTGCGAATCCACCTTTATTCATTAATTTTGGTTTACCCATAGGTGATTCTGCTTTTGCTGTCCATACTTTATTAATACAAACTAATGTATTTGTATAAGCAGATGATTCTTTTCTAGATAATGTAATTCTTTGATTAACACTATTTCCAAATTGTGTTGACATTGCACCTGCATTCCATTCATTATTATTTTTATTTGATTTAACAGACATTTCACAAGGTACTGACCCTATTGAATCCCATAAGAATACTAAATCATATGGTAAATTACCTCGTTTTTGCTCATCAATTAAATCTAAAATAAATTTAGCAACATCTTCTATAGTGTGAATAGTTTCTCTATCAGCGTAAATGAATTCACCTTCATAATTTGTGATTTCACCTGTTGATTCATCAACTACTTCATCTACTTGTAATCCCATTTGTTTAGCATGTTCCCAATTCCATTTCATTTCAGTAATAATAAAAACAGGCAGTATCCCTCTTTTTTGAGCTGATACTGCTGTTTCTAATAATGCTGTTGTTTTACCTGTGTCTGAATGACCTCTTAATAAAACAATATGTCCTTGAGGTATGCCTGGAATTGATGTTACATCTTGAAATGCTTGTGAAAGTGGAATCCAAGTTTGTTCTTTAAACTTAACATTTTGTTTAAGTCCTTTTTTCTCTTTAAATGAACTTAAATCAAATTTAGATTTTATTTCTTTGGAGACTGCCTCCGATAGCGATTTTTTAACTCTTGGCATATAATACTAATTTAAAATGGTAAACCATCGTCCTCAAACAATGAATCAAATTCCTCTGATTTTGCTTTTTTAGGAGCACCTTGGGTTGATAAACTAAATTTACTTTCTTCTTTAACTGTTTTAGTATCTCCATCAAATTCAGCTGCTGGTTCTGATACTATAGAATCTTCATTATTTACATCTTCTGTTAAGAAATTTTGAAGTTCTTCCTTAAGTTTATCATAAGTGTATTTGTATCTTTCTTCTAATAGAACTGGTTGGTTTTCTAACCAAGTTTCTACTTGAGAAGCATCTTCACTTAATTGTGTTTGTTTTGGTTTTGGTCTTAAACCTAATTGAAATCCAGGTCTATCTTGTACCTTAGTGGCTGTTACTACAAAATCAAAACCTTCTGATACATCAGTAAAATCACCATAATCTTCATCATCAGCAACTGATAATAATTCTAAATAAAGTGTTTTGCTAAATTCAAATAATCTAACACCTTTTTCTTCTTCACCTCTAACAATAACAGGAGCGAATACTCTCATTTTAGGATCTAACTTTTTAGCTAGTCTCCAATTTTCAGAATCACTTGTTGCTCTTAATTTTTTAGTAAAATCAACTACAGGATCATTTTCTCCCCAATTTGTTAATGCGACTATTGGGTACTTTCCAACTCCATAATGCATGAAAACTTCCTGAAATGGGTTGTTTTTGTTTAGTTTGGAAGGGACGAATCTTATCTGATATTTTCCCTCTTGTCTTGGTTTCCAATACACTAATGTGTAGTCCTTTTTTTCTTTGTTTTTTGGTTTGTTGTCCTGATTTAGGGACTCCAAACGATTTTTGATTGCGTTCAAATCCATGTTTATAACTTTTTAAAAATAACAATTTAATATAATAACAATTCTTTAAATATCCAAACTACAGTTCGATTATTTGATGAATTTTTGTATTGAGTTGTTTTAACTCATTGTGTTGGGTAAGTAATATACAATTTTTGTAATGTTTCCAATTTATTGGAAATTTGGTATCTACTACTCCTCCATTAAGCTTTTTGATTAGCTCGTTTAATGCGTTTATAGTGTATAAGGTATTAGTGTCTTTTTTTCTATGTACTAGAATAGTATTTTCAGGTATTTCATTTACATTACCTTGATCTACGTTATAGGTAATAACATATTCATTATTGCTCTTAATAAAAAGAACAAACATTTTATTGTACATTATTGAATATTTAGAAGACAATTCTTCTACTTTGGATTCAATCTCTTCTAACCTTACAAAGGTACAAAATAGTTTATTATTCAAATCGTTTAAATTTATAAAGTTATCGTTATCATATTCCACTTTATAAATATCTAATACTTCCTCAAAAGTCATAATTGCTTCCATCACTAATTTTTATGTTTAATTTGTGTTTTTTAAACACAGATTTTATTTGGTTTAGTACACCTTCTTCGGTTTCATCGTAATCAAACAAAAACGCGTCATAGGTGTACAAAACTAATTTTGTTTTTGCTTTTTTTAATATCTTAATTACGTCCCATAATATACAAACGTTAGTTGAGGTTTCCAAATTCTGGAGAAGATAATTGAAAAGTTTTTGTGGATTCATATTATCTAATTTGTTTTTTTCAAATCTATATTTTGAAATGGGGCATTCTATAAATCCTTTATTCTCAAAATCTTGCCATAAAATATCTATAAATTTTTGGATTTTTTTAAAGAACTCAAGATCCTTATACTGCTTAAATACGCCACCATAAAGTTGCTTAAATGTAAGTTCTTTAGATTTTTTGTAATCCACTTTATACATTTTTGCAAAGGATTCATGAATATCAATAGTATCAAATTTATAATCAATGAGATGACCTGAAAGAGTGGGGTGGTAAGCAGAAATATCAATTTCAATAAATTTATTATTTTTTGGAATAAAAGACTTTCTACACCCATTTTCTTTATTTAATGCCGCGAAATTAACCCCTCCGAACCTATTAGAGGGTCTTGTGGTGGTTGTTCTGTAATTATATTGTGTGTATACTTTATCTCCCCAATCTTGATTGAAGTATTCTTTAAAGAGTTCTCTATCAACTTGTATTCCATTCCTTTCGATGGCGTTGAATACCAGTGGTACTCTGTTGTTGTAAAATTCATTGACTCGTACATTGAAATATTGTTTTAAATTGTTATAATTTTTTTCACAAACCTCATAATGTTTAACTATAGGAACTATTCTATTAATATCTAATTTATTTTTGTTCCTTTGGTTTAAAATTTGATGAGCTTTTGTTTTTTCTAATTCATATTCAGGAGAATTTAAAGAAATATCTATTAAATTTTTATGCACAAAATAATGCAGAAACTCCTTTTTACCCCAAACGTATAAGGTATCATACGTATTAATTAATTCAGCGATGTACTCGCTGTTTAATGGCATAGATTCACTATGATCTATTGATAAAATATACCCTTTACTTGCATGTATAGGACGCAAATAAATAAGAGATACTTCAGTTTTTACAGGATGGGTTGTATATGAATAAGGTATAACTTCTATATACGCTTCTTTATAACCTAAATTGTAAAAACCTTTTAATTGTTTAGTGTTTTCTATTAGCCAAAACATTGGCTAAATATACGAAATAGGATTTAGGACTCCAAATAATATTTAGAGAAATCATCTTTAAAATAAGAAGAAAAACCATAAAATTTTTGTTTTTGTTCTTTTAATGATACTATTCTTTTATTAGTGTTATAGACTTGTTCTCTATCTCCTGTTAAAGACCAAGGAATAGAAATTGGGGTGTATAATTCAAAGGATATGGTGGGAGATTGATCTATTAAATCTTGAAAGGTTTGAGTATTAATTTCTATATAAATAAGTTCATTATTTTTTTTACAAAAATATCTTTGAAATTCCCCTAATTCATAATCACTAGGAGTTGGGGTTGGAGAAAAATATAGGGGTAAAAATCTATTATTTGAATTAGAATCTTTAGGGGTTATTGAGTATATCAAATTATTTTGTTCATTTCCTACTTCAAAAGACTCATAACTTTTATTCTGTATTATTATTTGGTCTCTTGGAAAAACACCATCTGTATCATTTGGGGTAGAAGGAGGGTTTAAAACTAGGGTTCTTACAGGTGTGTCCTGTGGGGTTTTACCAGTTGAGTATAAACTTCCTCCAATTGTATGATAATACCCTATATAAGATTCTCCTGTAGAAGCTAAATAAAATTCATTTCCATTAGTGTATAAATTAGTCTGTATTTGGGATTTGGGGTAGTACATTATCTTGGATCTATATTAGCATGAATGTGTGGGGGTTCATGGTATAAAATAGAACCAAATCCAGCTTCATATAACATTTCTATTATCAGATTATCTTTTTAAATATTTCCTTTTGAACTAATATCTATAGCTAAACCTCTAGTATGGGTAG